GACATACTCGAGGCTAATGTCATCCCATCCGGAGTTGCTGCCCTTTCTGGCGGATCAACTTATGTTGGAAATGCAGCTGTTCAATCAGCCGTCTATACAGTTTCAGTCGAAGTTTTCCAAGCAAGACTTGCCGGCGGAGGACAAATCGAAGGAGTAGATTTTACTGCAACTCCTTTTAGAATGGGTCGATCATTATTTAATAAATGTGTTGGTTTGCTTGGTTCATACATGGACACCGAAAGCATGTGTCAATAAATGCCTAACCAAACAATTCTTGAGCAAGTTCGCACACCTTTAGCAACTGCCCTTTCAAGCGTTGCAGGAAATGTTTATGGGTTTGTGCCTGAAACAGTTATTCCTCCAGCCGTGGTCGTTGTGCCAGATAGCCCATATCTTGAATTTGAAACAATCAACAAATCAAACATTCGTGCAAAAGTAAATTTTAACATTTCAGTAGCAGTTGCTTACAATAGCAATCCTGCATCGCTTGATAATATCGAGCAATTGATCGTTAGTGTTCTGGCAGTTATTCCTTCGGGATATATTGTCAGTTCGGTCGAAAGACCAACAGTTCAGCAAGTTGGAGCAAGCACTCTGCTTATTGCAGATGTTCGAGTTTCTACCTACTACACACAAACCGCATAAGGAGAAATCATGGCAACCACAGTAATTACGGGTCGCAATATTTCGTTGTCTTTCACAGGTGGAACAGACATCGAAGCACAGGCGACCAACGCAGTATTAACTAAAAACAATGTTCGTCAAGCATACGAAACTCTTGATGGTGTTGCTTACAAAACTGTTGATATTACAGGCACATTTCAATTAGATATGTTAGCTGATTGGGGCAAAGCAAGTTCTGTTTGTGAAGCTCTTTGGACAGCAGCAGAAAGCGCACCAGACACAGATATATCTATTACGCTTACAACCGCAACAGGCGCACAGTTTGTATTTCCAATTAAACCAGAGTTTCCAACAGCTGGAGGCTCAGGAGTTGATGCTCAAACTGTTTCATTAACTTTTACTGTTGCAGGTGGAGCAGTAGTAGAAACATTTAGTTAAAAACTAACAACGGGAGCAAAATGAAACTACCAATCACAATTGAATATAACTCAGGCGAGCAAGCAACTTATATTGCCCAACCGCCTGAGTGGGCAAAATGGGAAAAGCAGACAGGACACACCATTGGTCAAGCAGCTGAGAAATTGGGTGTTTGGGATCTTATGTTTTTGGCTTATCATGCTCATAAGCGTGAAGTTGCCGGAAGCAAACCAATCAAACCAATGGATATTTGGATGGAAACAGTAGCCGATGTGATAGTTGGTGATGGAGAAAACCCAAAAGCCACCCAGCAGGAAGCCTAAGTAGATTATTGGTTGAGTTGGCAATAGCCACACAAATACCAATGAAGGATTGGGTTGAAGCCGAGGACATTTTAACAGCAATCGAGATATTGGAGAAACGGAATGGCAACTAGCACCGAACCTCTGATAGTTTATGATAAAAGAGAACTTGCTTCATTTGCCAGAGTAATTAGAAACATGAGCGATATTGCTGTTGAGGAAACTAAACGCAGAGTTGGCGAGTTAGCACAAAGAGAATTGAATGAAATTCGCAATGTTGCTAAGTCAAGAGGCAAGGTTGCTGATCGTGTTGCTCAAGGCGGTAAAGTTAAGAAATCTTCATTGCTTGGTGAAATCTCATTTGGATTTGCTTCACAAAGATTCTCAGGCGGTGCAACAACTCAATTTAACACCCGCAATGATCCTAAAGGTAATCGTAAGGGTATTGGAGCAGCATCAGAGTTTGGTTCTGGTAAATATCCACAATTCCCAAGATGGTCAGGGCCGATGCCTAAAGGGCCGGGTTCAAGAGGTTGGTTTATCTATCCAACTATTAGACATTTACAACCTACAATTATAAAAGAATTTGAAGAAATCATTTTGGATATAAAAAAGGAATTTTCTGATGGCAAGTAATAGTAGAACATTAACCCTTGCCCTAGCAGCAGACATTGATGGCTTAAAAAAAGGCTTAGATGATGCCGGTAAAATAGTTGATAAATCTGCCGATCAAATTTCTGATTTTGGTAAAAAAGCAGCATTGGCTTTTGCAGCCGTTGGCGCAGCCGTTGGTGCATTTGCGATCTCAGCTGTAAAAGCAGCAGCCGATGATGAAAAGGCTCGCAAATCTTTAGAACAAACTATTCGCTCAAGCACCAAAGCAACTGAGGATCAAATTGCAGCAATCGATACTTATATCACAAAACAATCAATTGCTACCGCAACAACTGATGATGTTTTAAGACCTGCTTTTGCTAGATTAATTCGATCAACAAATGATGTTGCTAAAGCACAAGATTTATTGTCTTTATCTCAAGAGATTGCAACCGCTACTGGCAAGCCACTTGAAACAATTGCAAATGCTTTAGGCAAAAGTTTTGATGGACAGAATACAGCTCTCGGCAAACTTGGTTTAGGTATTGATGCGGCTACCCTTAAAACCAAATCTCATGAGGAAATCATGCAGATTCTTAAAGGAACTTATAAAGGATTTATTGACAACGAAGCCACCAATGCCGAATTCAAAATGCGTCAATTGGAGATTGCTTTCTCAGAAACAAAAGAACAAATTGGAAACGCTTTATTGCCAATCATGAAACAATTTGCGGATTATTTGCTTGCTGTAGTTGTGCCAAATGTTCAGGCATTGGCTGCTGGCTTGACTGGAGATAATAGCGTTGCTGCTGGAATAACAGATGCAACAGCGGGTGCATACAAATTTGGGCAACAACTTAAAAGCACTTTAGTGTTTATTGTTGGCATTAAAGAGGAATTATTGATTTTGGCTGGAATAATTGCCACAGTATTTGTTGTTAATAAGGTAATCGCTTTTGTGGTTGCAATCCAAACTTTAATAACCGCAATGGTGGCTTTAAGAAATGCTGCTGCTGCTGCTGGAGTGGCCACCGCTTTTGCAACTGGTGGTGCATCTGTGGGAACTGCTGCTGCTGCTTTGGCTGCTGCTGCTGCAACCTATGGTTTAACTCAAATTGCGCCAAGTAGCAATAACACACCTTCAACATTTGCGGGAACTCCATTTGGTCAAGCCGGTGGCAATACTTACAATATCTCAGTTCAGTCAGTAGATAGTGAAGGTGCTGCAAGAGCCGTTGCAAAGGTCTTAAATGACAGCGCATCTAGATCAGTTCCACAGCTCTACAATAACGGCATCAAAGGAAACTAATGACAGTCTGGACACCTGACTGGAAACTGACTGTTGCTGGAGTTGAATACACCGATTTAACTATTAGCGACATAAGTCATCAGGCAGGTCGAACTGATATTTACACCCAACCCAACCCATCTTATTTGCAATGCACAGTTTTGGCTTTGGCTGGAAACACAATCAATTTTGACATAAATGATAGTTTAAGTTTGCAAGTTAAAAACAGCGCAGGAACTTATGTAAATCTATTTGGTGGCGATATAACCGACATAACTGTTTCCGTTGGTGCAACCGGTTCAATTGCAACTGTTGTTGAATACACCATTCTTGCAATGGGTTCTTTGGTTAAATTAGCAAAAGAAATTTACAATGGAACAATTTCTCAAGATGAGGATGGCAACCAAATTTATGATTTGCTTTCAAGCGCATTACTTGGGGCTTGGAATGATGTACCAGCAGCTTCTACTTGGGCAGGATATTCAGCAACTGAAACTTGGGCAAATGCCGTCAATCTTGGATTAGGTGAAATCGATCAGCCTGGTCTTTACACAATGGAAAACAGGGCTGCTTCCCCTGACACCATTTACAACATTGCTTCACAAATTGCTAATAGTGCGTTTGGTTATATGTACGAGGACAACGAGGGCAACATCGGTTATGCCGATGCTGACCACAGACAGACTTATTTGATCACTAATGGTTATGTTGATCTATCCGCTAATCATGCGCTTGGCTCAGGATTGCGCACAACCACAAAAGCAGCTGATATTCGTAATGACATATTTATTAACTATGGCAACAATTATGGATCTCAAAAAACTGCAACATCGACTTCATCTATTGCCCTTTATGGATATAAGTCTGAAAGCATCAACTCGGTTATTCATTCAGCGGTAGATGCTCAAGAGGTCGCAGATCGATACATTAGCCTTCGAGCCTTTCCACAACCCATCTTTGACAGCATTACTTTCCCAATTACAAATCCAGAGATTGATAACTCAGATCGAGATAACTTGTTGAGTGTATTTATGGGAATGCCATTAAATATTGCAGATCTACCAAGTCAAATTAATAATGGTGAATTTTCTGGTTATGTTGAAGGATGGCGTTGGAGCACTCGCTTTAATGAATTGTTTTTGACGATCAACCTATCGCCGGTCAGCTTTAGCCAAGTGGCCATGAGATGGAATTCCGTGCCTGTGGGAGAGCGTTGGAACACTTTAAGCCCAACTTTGACATGGGAATACGCTACAATCGTAGCCTGATAATAGGAGAAAAATGGCAACTACTACAAATTATAGCTGGACTACTCCAGATGATACTGCTTTGGTCAAAGATGGCGCAGCAGCTATTAGATCATTGGGAACAGCAATTGACACAACAGTATTCAATAATGCTGGAGCAGCAATTGCAAAAACAATTGTTGATGCAAAAGGCGACATTATTGCAGCAACCGCTGCTGATACAGTTGCAAGATTAGCTGTTGGAGCAAATGCCACAGTATTGACCGCTGATTCATCAACAGCAACAGGACTTAAATGGGCTGCTCCTGCAAGCAGTTTGCAAATTTTACAAATTGTGCAAGGAACTTATAGCACCGAAACTTCAACAACCAGTTCTTCATTATCAGATACAGGATTGACCGCAACAATAACACCATCATCAACAAGCAATAAAATTTTAGTTTTATGCACTCAGGCTGGTAATGCTAAAACAGCAACAAGCGCACTTGATAATGCAATGACAGTATTTCTCAATCGTAATGGAACAAGTCTTGTAAAGATAATGGCATATGCTGGACAAACATCAACAAACGCTGAAGTAAATTGGGGAACTTCTCATTTAAGTTATTTAGATGCTCCTGCAAGCACATCTGCTTTAACATACAAAACACAGTTTAGGCGTGAAGGAACTGGTGGCGTTGTTAAAACTCAAGTAGATAGTTCAGTTTCAACAATGACTTTATTAGAGATTTCAGGAGTTTAATTATGGCAAAAGGTTCAGATGTTTTGAATATGTTATTACCAAACGGCGGATGGGTAATATCTGGTGATAGTTTTGATTCTATTGTTTATGATGATGGAATTAAGCCAATAACTAAAAAAGAATTTGAAGCAGGGTTTGCTCAATTTGATTCATGGAAAGCAGAGCGAGATGCAACTAAAGCAGCAACTAAAGCAGCATTGCTTGAGCGTTTAGGCATTACCGAGGATGAAGCAAAACTCCTTCTTGCCTAATGAAACCATTTTTATCTAAAGCTGCCGTTCAACTCCGGGAACAAATTGATGATTCATTCCCGGATCGCAGCCGTAAAAGTGATGGATGGTTGGGTGATGCTCGTCATTCCACAAAAAAATCTGACCACAATCCAGACTTTGATGGGTGTGTCAGAGCCATTGATATTGATGCTGGCTTGGGTAAGCAAGAAGGAATTTCTGCTTATCTCGCTGACCAGATCAGAGAATGCGGAAAATCAGATAAACGCATATCTTATGTAATCCATAATTATCATATTGCTAGCAAATTGCTTAATTGGAAATGGCGTCGATACAAAGGCATTAATCCTCACACTAAACATATCCATATCAGCTTTAATAAAGTAGGCGATAAAGATTCATCATTTTTTAACATCCCATTATTAGGAGGCAATTCATGAAACTAAGCAAAAAACATAAGGCAGCAATTAAGTCATATTTAAGAGCTGTTGCAGCTTCTGGAATAACTGTCCTTTTGGCAATTGTCGCTGACATTCGACCAGAATTTGCAATCTTGGCTGGTGCGTTAGTTGCACCTATCGCCAAAGCACTTGATCCAAAGTCCGGTAAAGAAGCTGATTATGGAATCAATGCGAAATGACAGCCAACGAATGGGTTGGTATCGCCGTTGGCGTATCCGCCATATCAACAAGTTTGTTAGTGGGTCTGCGCTGGGTTATTAAGTCTTACTTAAATGAGTTGAAACCAAACGGAGGCTCATCAATTAAGGATCAGATTAATCGACTTGAACAGCGTGTCGATGATCTATTTGTTTTAATCTCTAAGCGATAATTTTTGTTATGGCGAACACTCGAAAACCTATCAAACGCAAAAAGATCAATCGTCGTGTCGTTCGCCAATCTCCTGAACCATTAACAAAGATAGATCAGCATTACACCGCATTGCATGAATGTTATAAAGCAGCTCGTAAAGCAGGATTTACTCCAGAGCACGCATTTTGGTTGATGACCGAGCATAAGACTTTCCCTGATTGGATCGTAGGCGATGGCGGGATCATTCCTTCCATAGATCCAACTGACGATGAGGATGACGATTAAAGCCAATCGCAGGTATTTAATAACACCAGATTTGCAGATTCCATTACACCATCCAAAAGCGGTGTCTAACCTAATTAAAATGGCACGCCATGAGAAGTTTGATTTTGTATTAAATGTTGGTGATGAAATGGATCTTGGCAGTCAATCTCGTTGGGCAAAAGGCACTAAGTTAGAATTTGCAGAAACACTTGATGAGGAAAGAAAATTAGGTCAAGAAATTCTTTACGATCTAGGCACGACCGATATTGTCAGATCAAATCATACAGATCGAATTTATCAAACATTGTTAAAAGGTGCGCCATCACTTATCGGATTGCCAGAATTGGCTTATGACAAGTTTATGGATTTCATCAGCTTGGGAATTAGATTTCATAAGAGAGCCTATGAGTTTGAAAAGGGCTGGCACTTGGCTCATGGCGATGAAGGCAATATGTCCAAGCACGCAGGTATAACAGGGCTTAATTTGGCTAAAAAGTGGCATTCTAGCGTAGTTTGTGGGCATAGCCATAGGCAGGGTGCAGTCCGACATCAAACTGGCTTAAACGGGCGTTATTCAACGATTTGGGGCATTGAGGCAGGGCATCTTATGGATATGCGTAAAGCCTCCTATCTAAAATACAATTCAGCAGATTGGAATATGGGTTTTGTAGTCCTAAGTTTTGGCAATAAAGGACATCAAGTTGAGTTAATACCTGTTAATCATGATGGCTCATTTACTTACAATAGACGGACTTATGGGGCGTGAAACAGACTATATCGACCGCACGATTGATAACCATATCGATGAATTTGAGGATCTTGGCGTTATCTAATCGTTATAAAACACGCCGAAAGTGATTAACACAGCCTCCTTGATCTAGGTCATACTTTATGTATTCACAGAGATACTGTGGATATGTAGGGAGCGACATGAAACTAGATACAAGTAATCGAGGCACAGCCTTAGATTATGCAGAGCGAGGATGGGCAGTTTTGCCATTATTGCCACGCAAGAAAGATCCGCACTTTGACTTGGCTCAAAGGGCATATCTATCAGCTACAACCGACCATAAACTTATCAATTTTTGGTTTGATTATGATGAAAGTATCAACATTGGCATTGCCTGTTATCAGTCAGGTTTAGTTGTGTTTGATATTGATTTCCGTAATGGTGGAAACATTGATGAGCGATTTGCGCCAACTTATACTGTAAAAACTGGCGACGGCTATCATCTTTATTATCAAGCAAACCCAACTGATGTTTTTGCCGGCAAACTTGAAACTGGCATTGATATTAAATGGAAAGGTTATGTGGCTGCTCCACCATCAATTCATCCGTCAGGAGCAATCTATACAGTAATCGATGACAGAGATCCTGTCGTTGTGCCAAATGAACTAAGGGAGTGGGCAACGAAATGACCGCAAAAGATGACATGCTACAACTGGCTTGGATATTTATGGGCTTAGGTATAGGCGCATGGATTATTCATGAAATCAAAGACACCGCATTCCAGAATGGATATTGGAAAGGTCGGGCGCATGGCTGGGATTCACACCGCCGATTGATGAACACCAAAACAAAGTCTGATGAAGTATTTGACTATGACAAAAACTGAGCAATTGCTTGATGATGTCATTACTACGATCCAGCAGCGTGGAAGTGTCTATGGACATCCATACTATAACCACAAACGAATTGCAGGTCTTTGGTCTGCATATCTTGATTTCCCAATCACACCACACCAAGCTGCATTGTGCATGGCACTTGTCAAGGTTTCTCGGCTTAGTGAAACCTCAGATCATTACGACAGTATCAAAGACTTCATTGCCTATGGGGCTGTATATAACACAGTCCTTGAAGCAGTCAAAGATGACCAATTTGAATGGGGTGATAAGTAATGGCATTTAATCTTGAGGATTATGAGGATGTGGCTACTTTGAATAAATGGTTTATTGCCAATTATCCAATGGGTAGATCTGATATATCAGTAATTAGTCATGATCCTGAAAAGGGTTATATCTTGGTGCAAGCAACCTTGTGGCGAGATGCAACAGATTCAGCACCGGCAGTTAGCAACATTGCCTTTGGATCAAGGGAAACATATATGGCTAATATGAAAAAATGGTATGTCGAGGATACAGCTAGCAGTAGTTTGGGAAGGGCAATAATAATTCTAAAAGGATCAAATAAGACTGCTACGAAAGACAGCATGGAAACTGTCAAGGCAGATCAATCTTTTAAGGAAAAGTTAGAGAGCCGCCAAAATATGTATGGCAAGGCAGGATCTAAGTCAGCACAAATTGAAACAATCCTAAGAGATAGTTTTGCAGCTGATAAACCTGCCGATCCGGTTGTCTGGTCTGTTGGCGATGTTGTTGCTGAGATTGGTTCATCAATTCCTAATGAGCCACCTGCATGTCAGCATGGCCATATTCTGAAAGAGGGAATCTCTAAAGGAGGCAAGCCGTATTATGGATATGTTTGTAAAGCAAAAGAATGTGCGCCCAAATGGGCAAAACTCACAGCTAATGGAAAATGGTATTTTGAAGGAGGTGAATAAATGGGTGAATTACAAATCATTGACGGCTCTGGTCTAACTGCAACTTTTACAGATGATGGAGTTAAGGTAGAGCCATCAACAACATATTGCGACATGTGCAACGATGACAGATTACTTCATGAGGGCGATCTGCTTCGGTGCTATTCCTGCCACGCAATCAATCGAATTCCGTATCATGCCTAATTACGACTACAAATGTGATGGCGAGGGGTTGAGTATTGTATTGGATCTTTCAATGGAGCACGAAATCCCTAGTTGTCAAGTATGTGGGGCTAAGTTAAGGCGTGTCTATTCAGCAGTTCCGGCAATCTTTAAGGGAACTGGATGGGCTGGTAAAGGTGGTTAAATTCAAATGTAATGGCTGCTCTGGCAACACCGAATTCATTTGGCTAGAAGGTTATTCTACAGCTCATGGATTTAGGGTTTATCAATGCCTTAGATGCAATTGCATTGGAACAAAGAATCTAGCAGAAGCAACTGACACTCAAGAGCCCGTCATTAGATGCACTAAATGCGGGTCTTGGATGTTCGCAGATCAGGAGTGCCATACTTGTGCGCTAATCATGACGAAATGACACACAACATCAATTGGACTTATCAAAACAAGCTGCGTGAACAATGGCTGTTAGATAATCCTGATGCACAATACATAGGATGGATGTCAATATGAGTGTTGCTGGATACGATGAAACTTGGATTGAGTTAATGGGATACACGATCATGACTTGCCGTCTGACCTGCGGTTATGCTGATGGATTTGGAATCGTATGATACCCTTAAACGCAAATTCGCTTTTAGAGCGAAAGGGCGATCTGCGAAGCAGAAAGATCGCAAGGTTTGGTTTGGTGATACATCTGTTCATAGCCTTAAACATAGGTTTATTAAAAGATTATTCCGTTGCTTCATTAGATAAAACTAATCATTACAGACAATGGGCTTTCATGCAGCTTAACAATCTAGATCAATTCTATTGTTTAGATGAATTGAATTATAAAGAATCTAGATGGAATCCAAAGGCTCAAAATGGTAGTCATTATGGTATTCCTCAAGGTAGGTCTAAATGGTTATCAACAGTTGATGGATACAAACAGATTGATTGGCAATTGAAATACATAAAGAAGCGATACGATAATCCTTGCAATGCATTACAACATCATAAGATTCAGGGATGGTATTGAGTAAATCAGCTCTTAGATCAACCGGATCAACAAGGCATTGGAGATCTATTCGCAGTAGGGTGTTAAGGCGTGATGCTTTCATCTGTCAATACTGTAATCAAGAGGCTACAACTGTGGATCATGTAATACCTAGAAGGCTTGGTGGGTTGGATAGCGATGACAACCTAGTTGCAAGCTGCACAAGATGCAATTTAAGCAAGGGTGGGCGGTTTTTTGTGAGCAAGAGGACAC